CGTTGATCGAGCGCGAGGAAGTCGGACTCGTGCCCGTGCGGATCTTGCCGCTCAGGATGTGGTCGAGGTCGAGGTTCGTCTCGTTGCTGATCGCGCTGGACTCGCGGCCAGCGGTGAAGACGCCCTGAGCACCAGAGCCCAGCGAGGCAAGGGTGATCGTGACCGCAACGGACGAGGTTGAAGGGTAGGAAAGCTGAATGACAGCCATGGTCAGACTCCAAGTGCAGCGGCGACTTGGCCGTCAGTGATCGGATTGGGCTGCGTTGCCATTGCCCGCAGGCCGGCGAACTCCTCTGCCGTGATGACACCCGCTTGATTGATCGCGCTCAGCATCGCCTGAGCGGCTGGGCTTCCGATGTCCAGGCCCTCGGGGTGCCGCAGAAAGCGGATTGCCCGCGCCGTGATACGCGACAGCGGCTGTGCGGCTTCGGCGTAGGCTTCCAGCTTTGCCAGCAGCGCATCAGCAGCCACGGGACCAGCCGGGAATCGCTCCAGAATGCCGCGCTCGGACGCGAAGTGGGACGCGACCCTTGTGCGGCCAACGCTCAGGACGTTGGCGATTGCCTGAAGCATCCTGAACTGCACCATCGGCGTGATCTGGTCGACCTCTTCAGCGGTCAGTGCGCGGCCGACAAGGGCCTCTAGTGCCGCTTTCTGCTCGGGGGTCATGTCCTCATCTCCGGGGGGAGGTTGGCGCGGGATCTCTCGCGCAGGTATGCCTGATGGCAGTGCCCAGTAGCGGACGGCTCGATCTCCTGCCAGAAGAACAGCGCATCAATGACCGGCCGCCAGAAGCGACCCATCACACGCCCTTTCTGGTCAGCGCGCCATGCCCGACTGCTCAACGTCTCGTCAGCCCACGCCTTCGACGTAAACAGCGTGCAAAGGACGTTGAACACCTGATCGACTGCAATGAAGAGTTGAATCAGGTTGTGCTTCAGCATGGTCAAGCCAGCGTCAGAACGCCGTTGGCAGCGTCGAAATCGACAGTGAACGTCTCGCCGTTCGCCATCGTGATGCTGGACCCGTAGTCGTAGTACCCGATCAGCGGATCAGCCGGTGACGTCGGCGTGTCGTTGAACAGGTAGACGTAACGGAACGGCCCGACAGAGCCGGTAGCCGTCAGAACGAGGTCGTTGCAGGTGAGCTTGTACGTGCCGCCCGTCTGCGCACTGGCCGACGTCGTCACGTTTCTGCTGCTCAGGTTCGTGTAGCTGATCTGCGTGACGTTGGCGAGCACGCAGTTGGCGGTTGCACCGTTGGGCGGGGTGCCCTCAGAGCCCGGCGCGGTGTTGCTCAGGGCGATGACGAGTTGACCCGTGCCGAGGTTGTGGACACCTTCTGCAAGGTGCTCGACAAAGCCGGGGAGTTTGACGAAGACAGCCATTTACTGGACTCCAACGGCCCGACCGTCCGGGCCTCTGTTGATACTGCGGACACGATTCCCGCGCTTCACGCCCACAGCACGACCAGACTCATCACGCACGATCTCCGTGGGTGAGTTCAGTTCCTCGCGCAGGGCTGCGAATTCCTGAAGAAGTCGCTCGATGTTCGGGTCAGCCTCCGGGGGCTTGCTCATCTGGGCAATCTGGAGCTTCACAGCCGCATCAAGCTCGGCCTTCCACTTCTCCAGCGCCTCACGTCGCTCGTCTGCCTGCGCCTGATAGGACGCCTTGATCTGCTCGTACTCGGCCTTCTGCTGCAGTTCCAATTGCTTCTGGCGAGCCTGCATCTCTTCGCGGGCCTGATCCGTCTGGGCCTGCAGCGTCATGCGCTCACGCTCCAGCATCTGTTCTGCCTGCGCCTTCATCTGCGCTTGTTGGGCCTCGAACTGCAGGCGCTGCTGATCGGCTTGGGCACGCACTTGCTCGCGCTGCACCTCCGGCGGGATCTGCGGCGGCTGCGGGGGCATCTGCGACGGGTCTTGCCAGAACTTCGCAGGGTTGGCGAACCCGGCGAGCTTGCCCATCTCCGTCACCGTGGCGTGCAGTTGCTGCGGGCCAGCAAGACCCATCGGGGCCAGCGCCATCTGAGCCTGGAACATCGTCCCAAGCTGCGCCATCATCGATTCCTTGTTGCCCGCCCCCACGCCCACGGAGATGCGAACGTCTCGCTTGGTGCGCCAGGCCTGCGGGTCCACCGTCACCCACTGGCCGCGCAACTTGATCGCCAACGGCTTGTTGCGGTGCTTGCTGACGATCTCCTGCACAGCGGCGAACAGGGCCTCAACCCCCGGCGCCATCATCCGCGCCACATGCTCGACGCGCATCGCCGCCATGTTCTGCAGCGCCATCGTGCCCGATGCCGTCTTGTTGATGGCGTTGGCGTCAGTGCCGGAGAAGTACCGCGATGCACCAGTGCGGTTCTGCGCGATCTGGTCGAAATACTCCAGCGACCCGATGATCTGCTCAAACGCAAACGGATGCGTCAGCGGGACGATGTGCCCCTCTGCCGGCATGCTGTCGTCCAGCATCCGCACCACGCCACCGGGGCGGGCGTCCAAGAAGTCTTCGAGATTGACCCGGCTCGACACCACATGTCCTGCACGTCCATGACCGTCTCGGCCAGGCTCATGCCGATATGCCGGTGAGGCAGCGGCTGGGCGCAGATTGAGGCCACCGGAATGCGGCTGCAGGGCTCGACGTAGAGCACAGTCCGGCCCACTACTACCGCGTAGTAGAACCGCGAGTCGTTCTGTCCCTCTGCATCGGCCTTGCACCAGATCATCCGCGCCCACACCCGGCGCAGCGGCCCCTTCATGTTCTCGGGGTCTTGATCCTCTCCGAAGCGATCCCGGGCGAAGTCTTCCTCGTTGTGGTCCTCTTCGTCGTCGGACACGTCGTCCGGGACTTCCAGGCCCATCGCACGAAGATCAGCAATGGTCTTCTGCTCGCGGTACTCGAAATAGGGGCACTCGTTCAGCGTCCAGTCCGGCGTCTCCCCGCTGACGTAGCAGTGCTCCGGAGGCAGTACCTTGATGCAGACCTTGCCCTCGTTCTCGACGCGCTCGATGGTCACGTCGTGCAGCATCTGCGGGCCAGGAGCGGGAGGCTGCGGCGGGACAGGTTGCCCCTGAGCTTGAGCCTGCTGCGCCATCTGCTGCCACTGAACCAGTTGCTGCTGGTGAGCCAGCTCAGCATCCGCCGTCAGTTGCTCGTCCACGTACTCCGAGTGCTCGACCACTCGCACGCCCTTGTCCTGCAAGAGCATCATTAGCTGGTCTTCCGACTGCCCCTCGTACTTGTCCTGAATGACGCGCTCGGACTCGTCCCAGTAGGCCAAGCAATAGCCGTTGGACAGAAGCAGCGCGTCGTGAATCCAGTCGCTGGCGATCTGTTCCCACGGATTCAGCGCCGTCACCATGTGATTGATCACCGCCGTCTGTTGCTCTGCGGCCGGTTCATCCTCAGCGCCAACGGGAATGAACTTGCAGACGTCATCCGACGACGACGCGAAGATGCGCACCAATGACGGAAGGATCGTGTGGATCGTCTGGTAGACGGTGCGGTCAACGACCTGAGAACGACCTTCAGGCGCCGGATTGACGTTCAGTCCGAGGTAAGCCTCAATCGCCTTGGCGCGCTTCTCTCCCAGCGCCGAGTGATCGTCAGACCCATAGGCGTTGTCCCTGTGGGCGTCAATCGCCGCGAGAAGGGCGTCTGTGTCGATTGCCATGCTTTTCCGCTTCCAAGGCTTTGATGCGCTCCTCGGCCTGTCTCAAGGCCTCAGAAAGCGAGAAGTAGAGTTGTGAGAGCGTGTCCAGCTCGCGCAGGGCTCGTTTGATCTGCTGAATGAATGCGACGTCCATCAGCGAATCACCACGTAAAGGCCAAAGGAACCCAGCCGGAGCTGGAAGCCGCGACACACCCACAGGTGAAAGCGCGGCGACCTGTTCTTGAACGTGCCGACGATCAGAGGACCGACGCGGCGTTCTCTCGTCATACGATCCCTGCTGTGCTGTACCGAATCGGCTTCAGTGCCGGCCGCGCACCGCTCTTGTCGATGGCGACCGCCAGATAACGGAAGGCATCAGCGCCGTGGCTCGCCCAGTCGTGGACCGGCGTCGCCCGGAACTCGCCGAGCTTCTCGTTCATCTCGCGGCGGTAGTTCTGCAAGCACTCAAGCCCGCGCTGGCACTTCGACTCATCAAACCAGACGCGAGGGAACACCATCCGCGCCGCATTGATGCCGTCCTCAAGACTGAGCTTCGGCGTGATCCGCACATTGCGACCGAGCGCCTTCAGGATCTCCTGCGCCGACTTGCCCGAGGTCAGTTCCTTGGCCTGCGCGTCGTGAGGCAGCCAGTCCTCTGCGTAGACGTAGGGCTTGCCCTTCAGAACACCGACGTAGTGGTCCAGAGGCATGCCGTTGGCCTCGTAGTAGTCGATGACCCGAACCTCGGACCCTTGCCTCTGCGCAAACCAGATCGCTGTCGAGTCGCCGATGCCCAAGTCCCAGAACGTGCTGACCTGCAGCAGCGGGTCATAGGGCACGTTTGTGATCCGCCGAGACTCTCTCGCGGCCTGGTACTCGTTGGCGTAGATCGCGCCCAAGGCAGGCACGTCAAAGGCGCACTCGAATTCCTGCTGGTACTGCGCGGAGGTCATCGTCCGCTTGGCGTCTTCCAGCTCTTCCGATGCGAGGGCCCCCGTCTCGCTGGCCTTCAGCTCCACATAGAGCCAGTCAGGAGAGGTCCGCGCCTGCTCCCGGATGTCGTAGAAGTGATTCCGACCTTTGGGCGTGCCGATGAACGTCGCCCAGCCTTTGCGGTCAGTCAGAAGCGGGCGGATGATCTCGCCCCACACTGTCGGCCTCTGGTCGCCGTACTCATCCAGCACCACGCCATCCAGATAGATGCCTCGCAGTGCGTCCGGGTTGTCAGCACCGAACAGCCGCACCCGGTTGCCGTTGGGCAACTCCACCGACAGTTCGGACTCGCTAATCTTCGGACCCAGAGGCGCCGCAAAGCGCTTCAGGTAGTCCCACGCGACCGCCTTGGCCTGCGAGTAGTACGGGGCGATGTAGGCATACCGGGCGTTCGTCTTCGGCGTGCCAAGAGCGCACGTCAGGAGATCGAAGACCGTTGCAACCGTCTTGCCGGCTCTCCGGTGAGCGACGATGCAGGACCAGCGTTGTGAGCGTTCGTGATACGGGGCGAAGTACGGCCGGGGCCGGTAGTCAGGCGCCACGTTCCAGCTTCGGCGGCGCTACAGGCCAGCTCACAGTTACCGGGTTCTCCGGATCACCCGAAATCACCGTCCGGCCCAGCTTCGGATAGATGAACTCCGCTAGGCTCAACAGCGTCCGGGCCTGCAACGACGGGTCCAGCTGCGGCAGCACATCACAGATTGCGCCGATAGGCTCGACGCCCCGCTCGTTGAGTATGTCAATCACCTCGCGGAGCCGCACCTTGCGTTTCCGCAGATGCTCCGAAGAGCCAGCCGGCGTATCCATTCGCTCCTGAATGCGCTCGGCGGCCGTAACCCCCTTTCTGCGCATTTCAGGTTACTCCTTTGGGCAAAGA